TTAGTGGAGCATTGAGTGTTGGAGTTCCAATTGTATTTATCAAGTATAAAATATTGGTTGACGTATTAAATGTTAAAACTCTGCCTTGAAAAGTTGCATTTTGCAAATTAGGGCCTTGAAAAACAACTTCATCTTCCAAAAAAACACCAAAACCAGGAGCAACGAGCAAGTCGGTTGTGGTTCTATACACATTTCCATTTGCAAAATTTGGACTTAAAGCGGATGTTGTTGGATTTACTAATAAACCAATTTGATGAAAATCAATGTCTGTTGGAATAATATTGTTTTCCGATCCATTAAATTCGGCTGTAATCATAACATGAGTGCAACCTAATTCTGATATAGGATCAAATCCGTGGCCACCCACAGGTGATGTATTTGCATATACAACTGCACCAGAGCCTATAGATGAAACTATTGCAGCATTTGCAAATGTGTAATTTGAACCGGCCGAGGTTACTGTAATGTCAATAATTTCTCCATTGGCCACCGAAACATCTGCTGCAGCACCAGTTCCATCTCCCGTAATCGATACCGTTATTACTGCATTCGCTGGATCATATCCTGATCCACTTTCTATTAAATGTAAAACTTCGATTCCACCTGAACCAGAACTACTTAATAATGGATTTGCAGTATTGGATCCAATAGACACTGGCATCCAAGTGTCATCCATAAATTTTATTTTTAAACCTAAATCAACAGTATAAACATATTTCCATTTATATCCATCATTAGATCCTATAAAAATTTTATTTGCACCATAAGAACCGGGTTCAAAAACTGGTTCATCTGTTGATGGCGCACCTTTATTATTCCATAGACACTTGAACACTTGATCATATTTGTTTTTTACATAAAAATTTTGTATTAATCTGCCATTCGTGTCAAGTTCAAGCATATCAATATCGTCACGATAATAATCGTAAATTACACCATTTGTCCAATTAATTCTTTGTATAACTGGAGAAATATCCGAACCACCAACTTTTTTGACCGCAAATATATTTTTAAAAGTTTGTTTTATTTCCTTTACGCTTGCCCCCGGCACCGGAGGATTTTCTTCATCCGGCCAAGGATCAACTTTTGAAAGAAAACAATACATTGATTCTAACGGTGCATCAACATTTGAAGGCAAAACAGTAACAGGAGAATAATAAATTTTCTCACATTGTAATGTTTTTGCTAAAGTGGTAAGTATGTTTCTATTTGTCATGATTTATTTATTAAGCGTAAGTTATTGCACATAAAGTATTTGCCAAGTCACCATTAACATTAAAATATTGTAATTTCGCCGATCTCTGTGAGGCCACAGAAATTGTGGTTGAACCTGTTGTTGAATTATTTGCTAAAACGCCTAAATTTATTGTGTGGCCAATGCCGGCCGTATTTGTTAACCAGACCTCAACAACTTTGCCATGTGTATAATTTGAAAAATTGATTGTGAGTGTTGAATTAAATGTTGCTCGAATTATTGAATCGTCTGCAAAATTAACTGTGATTGCAGTTTGAGTACCCAAATTTATTGGTGTGTAAATAAAACCTTTATTCGGACTAACTGTGCCAATAAATTGAGTGTTGCCGCTGATAGTTAAATCGCCTGCAAATGTTCCTGTAGTGTTAGCTAACGCATTATTCGCTTTTGAAAAAGCTGAATTAGCATAAGTTCCAGCTGACACTGCTTTAGAATCAGCTGTTGCTGCATTAGTTGTGGCTGTATTAGCTTGAGCATATGCTGAGTTTGCATATACTCCAGAAGTTACGGCTTTAGAATCCGCTGTTGCTGCATTGGTGGTTGCTGTATTAGCTTGAGTATATGCTGCATTGGCATAAGTTCCAGCTGACAGAGAAGATGTGTTTTGTGTGGTGCCGTCAGCAAAAGTTATTGGTTTGTTAACAAGTTTGAAACCAGATGTTGTTGAAAATCTTGCAAAGATATTTTCGGAGTTCATACCTCCAACAGAAATTATCACATCTCTTTCTGGTTCCAAAGTACCTATAATTAAATTGCCACCTGGTTGTCCAGTATTGCCTTGTACATATAGATAACCATCTAATGGTGTTATAGAAGAATATCCATTAGTATAATTATTTGAACCAGCTATACCCAAATCGATATAATTGGTTGCATCTGTTCCTATATCCGCTGTTGCAACATAATCGGACGAACCATTACGACTGTTGTTTTCTAAATTAATTTGTAAATATGATTGATTGTTACCGACAAATTGACCTATAACTCCTGGAAATAAAATTTCATTGTTACCAACATTTAATATATTATTTGCATAAAGCCCAGCAGCCAATGTTGTGATAGTTAATTTACCAGTTATATCACTTGGTATATCGACACCAACCAATATTGTGTTTGATGTGTTTGAAAATGATGGAAATATTGGTGCTAGTTCTGTAATTTTTACTGTTGACATTTTTTATCCTAAAAGAAGTATTTTGTCATCTTGTGTTGTTATGTATAAACCATCTTGTGTTGTGAGATAAGGTACATATTGTACACCAATTGGTCCAAACAAGAACACCTGATTGGAAATTGTGGAACTATTTGCAACAAAAGTTCTCACAACAGACATATATGAGTTAATATTGGTACCAAAATTTGAATCGACATAGATTTTATTGTTTGCATAATCGATAGAAGTTACCGTTCTTTGTGTATTTGTGGCAACTTTAATTGTATCGCCAGCAAAAACTATGTCTTTAATTGGATAACTTGTATTGCTATAATTTTTGTTATTAACAATATCGTATGCATCTGTGACGGTTTTAATATTTATAACATTAGATCCAGAATTTGCGGTTACGATGGCCACATTTGCAAATGATAACCAAACATTGCTTTTTATTGTAACTGTATTTGATGTCAAATTCATCGAAGTAATCAATGAAGAAATATTTGGCCCATTTGTTGGTTTAATTTGTATGGTTGTTTCACCAGGAAATATAAAATTATCTAAAGAAGCGCCAGCCAAATTTTCAAATTTTATTATATTGTTACTTTTATTTGTGAAATCCGAATACATATGCACAGTTGTACCATTATATCCAGTATGATATTTAAGAGGAAATCCTTGATCCACAGCTTCTAAACCATGATAATTTACAACTGCATTTGATTTCATTGCATAACGACCAACCAATTTCATTCCTGTTGGATGCAATAATTGCAACAACACTTCTCTATATTTTGCAATTTCTTTTTCAACTGTAATTTGATATGTGTAATTATTATATGTTTGACTTTGAAGAACATCAAAGGAACTTGGCTGTCCTCGATTGTTCAAATATTGTCCCTCACTAATACTTAAACCATTTAAGAATACTGCATTCGCTTTTGCTGTGCCATTACCATATGTTCTTATTCCATTCTCATCATAATTGGAATCATATTGAGTATTTGCCATAATAAAGTTAATATTTTTATTGGCCACCGTCAAATTTATTTGTGTATTTGGTCTAGAACTATAATTAAAAACACGAAGATTCCAAAGTGATAATGTTGGATCATCATTTGATTGAAGTAATGAAATAGAATTTACTGTTGAAGAATATGTGACTACATTTAAATTGGCGCCTTGATAAATTGAATCGCCTTTTAATGGCAAATTAACAATAGAAACGTTAGAAACTACAATATCTTGTACTTTCAGTGAAACATTTGGTGTGGAAATATAATCTTCACCTGGATCTGTAATTTGAATTGTGGTTATTGATCCGACACGATCCACAACAGGACTAAATGTGGCACCTTCACCAAGAATGTTTGGAACAAATATGCTAGCGTTGGCTGCTTGAACATTTGCTGATTGTACAGTTACAGCAGGTAAATCATTTGTTCTATAACCAAATCCACCTATTGGAAAATCTCTTTGAACTCTGGGAATATATTCGATTTTAGTAATTGCACCAGTAGCATTTACACTAGTTACATTTGCTCTTGCACCATGTCCTGATCCACCGGTAAAAACTATTATATCATTTACTTGATAACCATGACCGCCATTTTTTATTTGTATTGGTGCTAAAATGCCTAATTTAGATATATCTACTTCATTATTCACATCATTTTTGTAAGTTGAAATGGCATCAATAGTTGGTGTTTTTCGTATGCCGCCGCCGCCATTTGTAACTATTACAGAAGAAATTGGATAAGTTGAAAACGATGTAAATGAAAGTGCATTAGCTAATGTGGTATTAGCATTTGATGAAGCTATATTTGAAAATAGATAATTCTCAGCGTCAATTCTTATAAATCTTTTTAAATTCACACTATCGATTGGAATTAATCCGACATTAGCTATATTAGCCATAGAAGGATCAATTGATGATACAACAGCAGCTGCACCAGGAGCATCTGTAATAGTTATTATTGTATTGGGATGTTCTCTGTATCCATATCCACCAGACAAAGTGCTGATACGTTGTATGGATCCAGAAGTGGTGCTAGAAACTATAGCAGAAGCACCTTTATCAGTATTTGCTTCTAATCCACCAAAAACGACAACTGGATCACCAACTTCATACAAAAGACCTCTGTTTTTTGGATCAATTCTAATATTACTAATTTGGCCAACAACTTTTGCTCTAAGTATTTGTCCATCAATTAAAACATCTTGATTATTATTATCTACAACTTTTACGAATTCTCCGGATTGAAAAAGTCTTTGTATATCTGAAATGTATACGTCTGTTCTTTGGCCATTTTTTACCGAAGTTTCGATTGTTGCAATCGATTTTGTTTCTTCTCCAAAAATACGGTAATTTTTAATTTCCAAAAATCTTGGATCATTCGTGGCTAATCTCAAACTTTTTGCAACATACCACACTCCATCTGATGCTTTGAATACTGCATCTTTTGTATAAAAAATATCAAATTCTGAATTATATAATACTTTAAAAAGAAATTTATAAGAAGATATTGTTCCTTTTGATTTGTATAATTCTTTTGCAAATTTTACGGCCTCTTGTTTACTTACAAGTATTTCTTTTGGAAAAAAGGGCAAAAACTGATTTGTATAATAATCTAAAAATTCGTTTGTAGTGGTATCAATATCTTTATATGATAATAAATTTTGAGACCTATCTAGAACTTTGCCGTTTTGTTCCATCCATTCATAATACGCCTGCAAAAATAATGAAAAATTGGCGTAATTTGGGTCATCCCTAATAAATTCGGGAAGTTGTGATGAAACAAGTAACGATGTTTTGTGGTGATTTTGTATCATGTTACTTTAGCATTTACATTAACAACAATCGAACTTGGATCATAAGGATCAACTGTGATTATCCTATTATAAGAAGAAGAAATAATTGTTGTTGTTGGGATTGCGGTTATTGTTAGTTGACCTAGTGGATTATCCACACCAAGTGGGTTGAAATCATTCAATGTTATAATTCCATTTGAATAATCTATTGTGCCAACATTATTTTTAAAAATAGTCTTTACATTGTTATTATTGAAATAATAGGTTCTCAATAAACCAAATTGTCCTTCAAGAATGGCAATTGCAAATCCAAGTTGTCCTGTGGTATCAGCTGCGGCTGGTATTATTTGAATAACGGCACTGGTGTAATTGGAACCTTTATTTGTTATTTTGATGCTTTTTATAGTACCATTATTATTAATTGTTGCGATTGCTGTAGCACCAGTACCATCACCCAATATTTTTACTGTTGGTGCTGACTGATAACCATAACCAGGATTAATAAGTGATATATTTTCAATTCCACCAGTAGATGTTGGAATTTCTTCTATTTGTATTCCATTAATTATATTATTTCTATTTACTGGATCAAAAAAACTGAGAGAAGGTGAACTTAATATGCCACTTTGAAACATACCTTTTTTCAATGGCACATTATAATATAATTTATAAGATTGTGAATTAAACAAATCAGGTAAAAACTTTTTCTGCACAGCCAGTGATATTTCATTTGTTAATATGGCCGGACTTAAATTATTAATTCGATTTGTGTAATCAGAAATTTTAAAAGTCGAATTAAATGTGTTTAGAGAAGAAGCAGAAAGATTTGATATTGCATTTCTTATTGAGGCTTGCAATTGTGATGATGTTAAATTTGTTTTCTTTGGATCATAAAGAACATTTGCGGTGATTTGCAAATATGTATAATCGGGATCCACAATTGTTGGTTCAACAGTAACGACGGATATTGGTCGAATAACGTCTGAAATTAATCTTTGTTTTTGTGATTGCGTTAACGAATATGCTCCTGCTGGTTTTGTACAAATGAATATTTGGCCATAAATTGGAGGATTATTTTCTTGTCCACCCCAAACATTAATTGCATCGAAAGAATAACCCAAATTATTTTGTTGCAATGCAGTGATGTAATCTTCTTTTGTTACTGCGCGATTTTGTGCTGCATAAGATTTTGGTGCTTGAAATTTAATTGAATCAATACTTTCTTTTAAAGCACCAGTTGTTGCAGCCGAAACAGGAGTAGTGACTGTGTTTGAAAAACCACCTATTGTGTCCATTAAAACAAAGCTATTTGCACTGGCTGCTGCTGTACCAGAACTAATGATGTAACTCAAACGAACAACATTGCCATTTACCAATTTTTTACCTAATATATCATCTCCAAAGTATATTTCATAAAGACCATCACTGCCTTCTTGTAGAAAATATATCAAAGAATTGCCATTCAGAGATAGAAAATCTGTTGATTTTTTATATATTTGTGAATAATTATTAGACGAAGATTCTTGAACAGAAACTTCTAATGTCGTAGTATCCACGTTAATTTCTGGTATTTGAAAAACAAATTTTGGATTTGTGGTTGTATTAACGGTATAACTTATTGTGGAAGGAATTCCTTGTTTTAATGTTACGTCCAAAAAATTGGCGGTATTCGATGAGACATTTACTGTAGTTGCGTCCGTTGTAACAAAACTATAGTTAACACCTTCAATTGGTTCTGACATGAAAGAAGTGAATTTTGGTAAAGTTAATGAACTAACATTTACTTGATTTACAGTTAAATTAATTTTTGCGGATGGTGCAATAACAGATTTTGGTACATAATTTAAAGCTTTTGCTTGAGAAACAACGGAATTTCTTAATAGAGCACTATCCAAAAACATTTCATTACCAATCATGTTCAAGTAAAATGCATTATATTGTGTGTTATAAGCTAAAATATCAAGCAAAACAGATAATGCGGCACCATCATAATTGTAATCTTTTAAAATATCTTGTGATTGTAAAAAAGTCTTTAAATTATTTTTGATGGAGTTAAAATCTACATCCGACAATTGTATATTTGAATTAGCACCAGCCATTTTATCTGTTTCTCTCTAAAAGAAGTGTTACTGTTGTTGGTGTTGTTGCATTTTCCATGTAAAAACTAATTGAAGCTTTGTATGCATTTTTATCTGGTATTGCTTCAACTTTAACATTCGATAATTTTGCTCTTGGTTCATAAAAATTTATCAATTCTTTTATTTCTGTTTCTATGAGTGAAGATGTTTGTGTGTTTATAGGTTCAAATAAAGCTGTTTGTATATTTGAACCCAAATCTGGATTCCAAAGTCTTTCATAATGTCTAATGGATAATAAATTTCTTATCGAACGTATAACCGCTTGTGCATCATAACTCAATGCAACATCATTCGTCACAGGTTTTTTTGTGAACGTGAAGTCTATATCTGAGTATATTTTTTGTAAGTTTGCCATCTTTTATTTATAAGCTAAAAGTAAAGTGACTTTTTAGGTTTTTATAACTGTGAGAAAAAATTTTTGGGCCGGAACAAAAAAATTTGAAAATTTAGGAATTTAATCTAGATTGTATTTTTGGTGTTCCTATTTTTTCTTTAATTAAATAAATTTCTGTTTGTCCCATATTTGAAAAATTTCTGACTTTTGAATAATTGTTTAAAATTTGTGCAGAATTTTGAAAAAACACATTATCACTGTTTCTAAAACTCGTCATTGTTGCATAAATGTTACTATATGCATTGTAAAGAGCTTGTGCATTACTCAATGAAATATTTGAATTTCCAACATTGATTGTGTTTAAAAACAAAGTTGTTATTGAATTTGCCGTATTAGCCATTTCATTAAGAGTATTTTCAATGAATAAACTACCAAAACTACCAATCATCGGCGCATTATTTTGTACATTATCTGTTTGTGCAACGATATATGTAATTATTTTACCTATGCCGGTTGCTGTTTCAAAATGTGGTTCCACTATATTTTCGTCTGGTGGTATTACATTTGACAGTCTGTTTGTATGATACAAGAATCCATCAATAGTTTGAAACGCCAGAGTATTTGCTATATTTGATGTTTCGAATATCAAATTTGATATGTTTTGTGTCGTTCCCACCACAGAATTGGCATTAATCAGTATTGTATTTGCAAGATTTCCAAACACAATAATGGTATTTGCAAGAGGATTCATGAAATAACCATCAACTGAATTATTTGCCAAATCTTCTTGTTGCCAACCTTCTAAAAGTGGTGGCATCTGTTTCATTTGTTTTACTGTATCATCAGAAAGGTTTGTAGCTACACCATTTAGTGCGGGATTAAAACTCAATAATCCAAAAATACTATTACTCATAATCTAATTTCCTTATGCTGACATTTCTTTTGAAATTGGGGGTCCGGTTACGCCTTTGGGTGCAGGATGTGTGTGAACTTTTCTCAACATCATATTTACAATATCGAAGGCTAAAACTGAACCACTAATACCAAATGTACCTAAAGGAGCGGCCATTTTTGAAAGAGAAACAATTGGACCAGAACTCATAATTGTTGCAGGAACTGCTGGAACACCAGCCATACCAACAGAAACACCACCAAGAGCTGTAACAAAACCTAATGGGCCAGCTCCAACTCCAGTTCCAGCATCAACTCTTGTTAGAGAAGTAATTTTTGTAGCAGTAGCTTCTCCTTGAATTGAAATGTCTCCTTGAATATTTACTGCATCTGAAGATTTAAGTGTTAAACTACCAAAAGCCGAACTTCCTGACGAAATGGTCATGTCGCCAGCAGAATAAACACTCGACAAGCCTTGCACAACTTGAGTGTAATTACCTTTAATAAATTGTTCAACATTACCTTCAACCTGTTCTATTTTATCTCCTTGTATCCAAAAATTTGCATCACCCACTACAGTAATGTTTAATTTGCCTCTTACCTCCATATTTTTATCTTTTAACACGATTTCATATCCATCACCAAGTATTTTTGTTACTTGATCATTGTTTGGATGCATTTCTATAAAATTGCCTTTGCCGTGTTGTAACCTAATTCTTTCTCTTGTCGGAGTATCATCCATTTCAAAGGAATGTCCACCTTTTGTTTGTTGAACATTATTATATGGGTAAATTGGTTGATATTTTGAATTTGCGGCTGATTGTGGTTCTGTCCATGCTATTACAAATTCTGGTTTTGGTTTTGAAAAAACTGCACGTCCTTCAGCCTCACGAATGGCAGCTAATTCGGCTTCATTTGCTGCATCTAAAGCTTCATCTCCAGTTTCTGGTAAAATGTTAGAACTTTGTATTTTAGCGTATTGTTCAATTTGTGACTTTGCAAATTCTGAAGACTTTTCTAAAATACTAATTTCACGATACAAATTGGATTCTACTTCTATTGCTTCTAACTGTTGAGCTTCCAACAGACTGATTTCCGATGGATCGGATCCAGTTGCTTTACCCAAGATTATCTTTGTGGATATTGCAGAACGTTTATCTGAAGCCTCAGAACTTTTTGCATACAAATCATTTAAAACACTTTCATTTTCTTTTAGTGTTATTATGTAATCATCAATTATTTGTTTATTGCGTATAGAATCACTCATGGTGTATTTTTTGGAGAAGGTTGTGACTGTGTATTCGCCATTATTGTATTTGAGTTTGGTGTAACCGATTGTATATATGAAATCAAATTGTTTGCTGTTTTATCATTTGGATTGTTAACACATTCTAATAGCACCGGCGGCAAATTATTTTGTGAACTTGATACTTCATCTTTTAAATTTTTTAATATATTTGCGGAAGATTTAGTTAAATCGTCAGCCACAGTTTTAAATGTCGCTGTTGTTTTATTTTCAATTTGACTTGGAATAGAAGATACACTATCTGCAACTTGTTGAATTGACTTTGTGAAATTTGTTACACAATTTTCTAAAAGTTGTTTTATTTCTGTTGGTAAAGACATTATCCAATTTAACAGTTGCTGAATTTGTTGTGCCAAAAATACCCACACCAAAATATCTTCAATTACTTGAGCTATTTTTTTAGTAATTTCATTAATTCTTCTAATTAAATTTTTGGCCAAAGAAAATTGTAAAGAAAATTGGCCAGTGGCATCAAACCCTAAAGCCGCAACTATAGTATCTATTATTGCTCTAATTTTGTCAACAAGTCCAGAAAGAACACTTCTCAATTTGGCCGCAGCTGCATTTTTTGCATTTTTTATAGCTTGTGCGAGAGCAACACTTGGTAATATCAAATCACCCAAATTAAAAGAAAAATCAAAAATGAATTTGAAATCGCAAACGTGAGACAAATTTTTGTTTGCTGCTTCAATTGATGATCCAACAAGATAACCTCTAGCTAATTGAGGAGTGGTTTGAACTCCAGCTTTATTTAATAGACTACCATATATGGAATTCGGACTAACACCAGCTTTAAATGCGGCACTATAATTAACATAATTATTTTCACTCATTTTTATTCCTTAATTGTCGGTTTGAAAATAACCAGGTATAACACCTAAAATAATTGGCATTTGTCCTGATTGACCATCAAAGAAAAAACCCAAAACCCAATCATGTTTTTGCGGGGTTTCAAACGATCTGGATGAGTTTATGGGAAGAACACTCATAGCCCAAGGTAAATCACTTGTTGGTATTTTATTTTTAGATTCATCCGTATTACCATCATCATACCAACCAAAGATTCTTACTTTACAACGGTACAATCCTAAAGGATCACTGTTATCTTCTATTTTTCCAATCCACCAAACAAAATTATCTCCTAAACTTTTTGACATATTATTAAATTCTTCCTGGAGTACTTTCCTTTGCGATTTCAAGAACTGTTTGAAACACACCTTGTGATTGTATTATGTGTCTGACAGCAGTAACTATATATTTACCTGAATAAAATTTATCCAAATTATCTTGGCTATTTGTATCATTTCTCAAAAACGTTAATAAATTGAAATTAATAACTTTACCTATAGAAATGTTTGGATCACCAGGTATCCTAATCTTCAAAACTGTATAATTCGACAACGCTATTTGTGCGGTTCTATTTGGAATTGTGGTTTCGGAACGAATGTCTGGTGAAACAGATCCGACAGGTATATATTCTTTGTTTTGTTGACCAGAATTGAAAGGTGATATTTTAATTACACTTTTTGGTGAAACTTTTGACACAGGCGGCACAGCTTTATTTGCATTTAAACTATTACCACTATAAGTAATAGGATTTAAATAATCAAAATCTGTTATTTTTATTCCTCTTGTTAATGGATCTATTGCAATCAATCTGTTTGCGAATGTACCGGATGAAACCTCATTTAAAGCATCAAAGCTTTTAATAAATTGATAATCTAAAACGGATACAACACCTTGTTCAATATCATTAACGCTTGTATTTTTTTGTTGATATTTGTAGGTTTTATAAACATTTTGCTCATATAAAGAACCTAAAGATTTGAAATGAAAACCATCATAGTTTTCATAAAACAACATATCTGCACCTTTTCTGTTTTCTGCAAATGGTAGAGCATATGTTGATAACCAGCTAATTGCTTCAAATGGCCTTATGGTCGGTATATTGAAACTGTATGTTCCTGCTGTATACTGGCCAAAAAAATCTTTTCGACTTTTTAATTCTTCTCTTAGAATTTTTTGTATCATTCCAACTATAGCAAATCCTTTATATGAAGTTGTTACTTTGCTTATTTCAGAAGTTAATAATTCTTCTGAACAAAAATAAACATGTAAAATTTCTCCAGATAAATTACCAATAGGTTTTCTAGTTGGTATTGAATATAATCTAAATTTTTGTGTTGGTCTATTACCATTTATGGTTCTATCAAATTTTATTTCTATCGACTCACGACCAGTTAATTTTAATTTTTCAATTAAACCAACCGAATCTTTGAGTGTCATGTAACCAGAAACAACAAAACCATACAAATCTTCAAAATAGTTTAATTCTATTAAGAGGCCTTTGACAGAATATTTTTCATTATTTGACAAAATAATATCCAATACATCAAGACTAACATCTTGAGGATAATTGAAAGAACCGGGTTTGGTATTTGTTGAAGCTGTTGCCATATTTTCAACTCATAAGTCGCACGAATTCAGATTCTATTTGTTCAGCATATGTTTTATTTAATAATTTTATATTTCTTTTTGATTCATTTAATTGTAATTCATATTCAAAATTTGAAACAATATTTT